CTAGCGGAGATAGCAAAGAAAATTATGATGGAAAAACATACCTTCCAGTTGCAATTGATAGAAGCGAAATAGAATCAAAAAATGAGATGTCTAAAGAAACTTTAGATATAACCATAGACAAAAAAAATGAGTTTGCACGTAAATGTTTACTGGAAAATATTTACAATGAAGTTAAGCTAGAGCTGTTTATCAAAGAAAATGATATTTTTAAAACAGCATGGACTGGACGAGTTTCTATTGTGAAGCCTGGACAAGGTGTGATTGTTCTTGTCTTTGAAAGCAACATGACGGACTTGAGGAGGGTTGGTGGCAGAAGAAAAGCACAGCGAAATTGTGACCACGCTCTTTATGGCTCAAGATGCAAAGCGAATAAAGAGAATTTCTTTGTTACTGGTACTATAAAATCTTTTTCAAAGTCATCGTTAGTTATTTCTGAATGCGCAACAAAGGAAGATTATTATTTTTCTGGTGGCGAGGTTTTATTTAGCGATGGTTTCTCTGTTTTTGTTGAGAAACATATTGGAGATAAGATTTACTTAATTAGAGATACGGCATCTGCCAAAATAGGCGAAACAGTAAAAGTTTATGCTGGATGCGACAAAGGTTTATTGACTTGCAATAATAAGTTTAATAACATAAATAACTTTGGCGGTCTTCCTTATATGCCAACAAAAAATCCTTTTGTTGGAGATTCAATATATTGATAAATAGAAAGGATTGTTATGTGGATGGTTTGGGCTGCTGTATTTATCGCAGCATTATTTTATGTATCTAAGGCAACACCTAAGTCAGACCAAAACGGAATCGAGGCAGGTAAGCCTGAAATGCCAACTGCGAGTGAAGGTGTTGACGTACCCGTTGTGTTTGGCACTGTTCAACTTAAAACATATAATCTTGGCTGGTGGGGCGATGTTGCTGTAGAGCCAGTAAAAGAGAAAGCTGGTGGAAAATGAGCGATATTGTTATTGTGAAGATGCACCACGTAAGACAGTTACACTGTTCCAGGGGTGCTAGAGAATTTTGTAAGCAAAATAACTTAGATTGGACATCATTTTTAAACAATGGTATTGAATCTGATATTTTAGAAAGAACCAACGACTACATGGCACTTCAAGTTGTTGAAATTGCAAAACAAGAGGCAATAAATAATGGGTAGCTCTAAATACCAAACAGTTGGATATAAGTATTTTATGGGCATTCATAAAGTTTTATGTACTGGCCCAGTAGACAAAGTAATGCAAATTACCATAGACGATAAAGTCGCATGGGAAGGTCTTGCCAATGAAAACACTGAAATAGATATTAACAAGCCAGATTTATTCGGTGGAAAATCTGTAGAAGGTGGCTTTGTAGGTAAGATAGATATTGCTATGGGCGGTGATGCTCAGCAACAAAACCCATATCTAGTCGAAAAGGTTGGTGATTTAGTTCCTGCGTACAGAGGGGTGCTAAGTGCCATACTTAAGCACGTCTATTATGCTATGAACCCACAAATAAAGAATATTTTTTACAAGGTTAGTAGAATACACACCAAAGAGCATGGCAAAAAGCAATGGTACGATGAAAAAGCAGAGATAAAGTATTCTGGTTACGAAAAAGATAATTTAGATGCTGGATTGACCATGAACTCCAGTGGTTGGTCTTATAAAATGTATCATGGCAGTGAACATGGAATGTATGATAGTAATATTTACGTAACTGGAATGCCTTATGCGGATTTTAGCAATATTAACGATATACCAGAGGATTGGCATCATAATTCCGTAATGACTTTTTCCGATAAAAACATGGATTTTAAGAATGATTTTCTTGGAACTGACAAATTTGGAAGACAAAGACCTTTTTTGATATATGGAACACCTACTTTAGCGCCACATAAACTACCACCTCCTTCTGTATATGGCTACCCAGAGCGCAGTAATACTGTCTGCAAGTATGAGATATGGAAAGGTCAATCAACAGGTACAGCCATAAGCTGTGTAATAGGGAAAGAATTTTATTTTTACGGTGATTTGGACAAAGGCTTTGAGCTGGAAGTTTATTCTCCATTTACCTATAGATTCTGGATAAATCAAGTTTTTTATCAGCCAACTTCACCTGAGCAACCAAACACCAATTTTATACCTGGCGTATCGAAGTTAACTATAAAAAGATATTTAAGAAAACCTCGAGATCCAGTTTCACCATCTAATCCTTGGGTAGGTTTAAAACTTGGTAGAAATTTAATTTTCTTTGACCTATCAAATGTAATTAGCTCGTATGGAGCTGTAGAACCATTCTATTTTTCATGCAATGGAATTATAGAAACAAGCGAAAACAGCAATCCAGACATGAACCCTGCTCACATAATAAGGGAGTGCTTAACTGAATCTTGGGGTTTGGGATACAGTGACGATGTTATTGATGAAGATTCCTTTAGAAAGGCTGCTGATACTCTCTACAAAGAAAGGCTAGGCATATCAACAATATTAGATACCCAAGTTGAAATAAAGGATTTTTTAAATACAATATATCAGCATATTAACGCAACACTTTATACAGATAGAAATACAGGCAAATTCGTATTAAAGCTAATAAGAGACGATTACGATGTAGATGACCTATTGGTCTTGAATGAAAAAAATGTAAGGTCTGTATCTGATTATTCTAAAGTAATGGCAACTGAATTAACAAACTCTGTTACTGTTACTTATACTAACGCATCAATTTACGAGCCTTCAACAATTACCGTTCAAGATATTGCATTGCAAAATAGCAACGGAGGTAGCGTTGTTTCTGTTGCGAAAAACTACGAAGGATTCACAAACCCAGATGTCGCATCTAGAGTAGCGCAAAGAGACCTAAAGACCTTATCGTCCCCAATTGTTTCCTGTAGCATTGAAGCGAGTAACGTTGCAGGAAGCTTGAATGTTGGTGATTGTTTTATCTTGGATTGGCCTGAGTACAGTAATGATAGTATGGTCATGAGGGTTAACGCCATCAATTATGGTAGCTCAAAGGATTATTCTGTAAAAATAAAGTGCCTTCAAGATGTATTTAAAGAAAGCGATACTTCTATTAGTAGCCCAGACAAGCCAATTTGGGAAAATCCTATTTCTGACCCTAAGCCAGCAACGCCAACAGTTGCTTTTGAATTGCCATACTTTTCTCTTGCTCGTCAACTTGGTCAAGATAATGTAGATAACGCTTTAAATTCTAGGCCAGATATTGGCTACGTTGGTTGCGCTGGTGGTAGACCGTCTTCTGATGCTATAAATGCAAAGATGTACATAAACCACTCAGCAACAGCATATAGTCAATCTTCATCATTGGATTTCATGCCAACAGCTAAGCTAGCTGAAGCGGTTACAGAAATGACAACCGTGTTCAAAATAAAGAATGGCGTTAACTTAAACTTAGTTGAAGTTGGCAATTTCTTGCAAATAGATAACGAAATAATTGGAATCGTTTCAATAACAACAACTGAAGTTACTGTAAAACGAGGTTGTTTAGATACGATACCTGCCAAGCACAATTTAGATGGTTACTTGATGTTCTGGGAGAATTATGCTGGCTACGATACGACTGAATTTGTAACAAATGAGGTTATTAATGTTAAAATATGCCCTATCACATTGCGTGGCGAGCTTAATATTGACTTAGCACCTGTAGATACTGTAACTATAAAAGGAAGGGCTTATCGGCCATATCCGCCAGCTAATGTTAAGTTTAACGGTCAATACTTCCCTGAATACATAAAAGGTGAGAAAATTACCGTTACGTGGGTTCATAGAAACAGGGTTCAGCAGACATCTGGTATGATAGGCTTTACAGATGGAAACATCACTCCAGAAGTTGGAACAAGTTATGTAATTTCATTTTATGGAGAGACTGGCGAGTTAAAGAAAACATATGAAACAACAAGCAATACTCAAGCTTGGGACACTGAGCAAACAGATTGCGGATTTACTGACAGGTTAAATAACAGAATCAAGGTTACAATACAGTCAAAACGAGACAATGTTTTATCGATGCAAACCTACTCTCATGAAATAATTCGTGTTGGTTATGGTTATTCTTATGGAATTTATTACGGAGGATTATAAAAATGGCAAAAACAGAACCCTTTATTGGATTAAAAAATGGCTGGAGTCCAATTACAGAAAACTATGCCACAGAGATGGATAACAATTTAAAAACACTTGGGTTTTTTTCAAAAAGAGTTGTTGAATCTAGGTCGGTTAGCAATCCAACAACGATAACGCCAGCAAATGGTAAAGCTTGGATTATTGGAGCTAGCCCAACTGGTGCTTGG